GCTTTCCCAAAGTTCTAATATGATGCTATTCTTGTTCATACTCCTTTAAGGTTAGTTTGCCGTTGTCTTCGGTTGCTATGTAACAAAAACAATTTGCCGTTTTTGCTAAGTTTAAGAATGCTATTTGGTAGCTGCTAAGTTTATCGCCTATGGCTTTTGTTTCGCAGTATACCGCTACTCCGCTTTGTGTGTGAAAGCCTACTACATCTGGAACTCCTTTTAAACCTATAAAGGTTCTACCCCTAACCGCAAGATTGTTATTACGCCATACAAAGCACCCATTTTTATTTAGGGTCTTTATTGCTTCTTTGGTTAATTCGTTTGCGGTCATATTACAAAACTATATTAAATTATTAGAATAATGTCTTTTGTCTTAAAAGATTGTCTATCTTTTTTTCAGCTATTTTCGTATATTCTACACTCATTTCACTTCCAATAAAATTTCTATTCCTTCTTAATGCAGCTATTGCCGTACTACCTGACCCCATAAATGGGTCATAAATTAGACCATTTTCTGGGCAACCTGCAATTATTGGCTTATGGATTAACTCTTGATTATATGAAGCATAATGTTTATCTGAATTAGGTTTTGTTTGAATATCCCAAAAGTCAGAAACACTACCGCAATTTTTACCTTTTATATTACTATCATTAATTTCTGATTTTACTTTATCTTTTATAGAATCTAAATCAAAATAATATTTTTCTGATTTTGTCATAAAGAAAAAATATTCGTGTTTTTTAGTAAATCTATCTGTTACTGGTTCTGGCATACCATTTTGTTTTGCCCATATAATATCATTTCTTAATATTTAACCTCTATCAATACAACCTATTGCAAATCTATGTGGTAGTAATACTAAACATTTGTTTGGGTAACCTTTTTGTCCGCCTCTACCTGCTTTAGTTCCTAAAGATACTATCGGTTGGTCATTAAATTTATTTGGTCTATTACCTGCCCAACCTGAATTATTGTAACTATCTCCTAAATTTATCCAAGCAGTTCCAGAAGGCTTTAATACTCGATATATTTCGTCCATCATTTCCCATAAATGTTCTAAATATTCCTGAAATGTAGGCTCTAAACCCCATTGACCATCATAACCATAATCTCTTAATTGCCAATAAGGTGGACTTGTAATTACAGAATCTAAAAAATTATCTGGCATTTTTTTTAATGTTTCTAAACAAGGTTCATTGTATATAGTATTTGTATTCATTTTAATGTTGTTTTGTTTTGTTTAATTTGATCCTCAAAAAATAAAGCTACGGCTACGGCACGAGCCTGGTTCTTTAGCCATTGCTCAGTCCATTCGTCTCGGTATTGTTTTGCGCTTATGATGTCCATTTTATTAGCCTTGTAGGTAATAATCTCCATAAGTTTCTTTTTAGCAAGTGCGCCATCTTCTTTAGTCCATACCTTGATTCCTGAACTATTAAGCTTTGTAAATACGCTTAGTGGGTTAAACAACCTGTCAAAAGTTCTATTTTCCAGAACCTTATATTCTTGATAACTGTAATCAATTATCTCTAAATCGGTTAAGTGTGGGATTGCTTCTACTCGTTCTTGTGGCATCATTTTTCTTACTTCGTTTGCTTTTTTCTTATACCTATCCATAACCTGACTAAAGTATGCAGGACTAAAATTTTGGTAATGGTCTATAAAGTCATTGGCTACCATTTGCTTAAACGCTACTTTAACTTCGTTTATTGTAAAGCCACCATACTCGGTTCTTATCCAATCTTCTAAGATTGCTAACTTAACTTCGCCAGGATTGTTAATACCAACAAGCTGCATCAAGTAAACAAGGTTTTGTTTAAATATGGTAGAGTTCAGATTGCGAACTCTCTCCCCCGAAAAGCTTTGCATAATCTCCTTCTCCATAGGAAGTAGAGTGGATATAGTTGTAGTTTCTAAGGTTGTCGAGTTCGTGCTTATTAAGTTTTGGCTTATTGTTTGTAGTTCCTTTTGCATATTGTTTAGTGTTAGTTATCCAATTATTTGCTGCTGCTCCCCAACTTTTCATTGGGTTTTTACCTACTTTCCACCCGTTGCTTGTATAGTAATTTACAAACTTTTCGGCTTCAATCTTTGCTTGATCTGTTCCTATCCGGATTGCCATATATTCGTAAACCTGGTCAAAAGTACACTTACTTTTATTTATATTTATATCTTCATTTTCATTTTCATTTACATCTTCCATAAGGTTATGTTTAGCTAAACCTAATGGTTTTGTGTTATTTTTAGGTCTACCACCCTTAGAGCCATTGTTTCTGCGGCTTTCAGTAAATTGAATACGTTTTTCAATCTCTTCGCTTAGGCGTTCATTGAAAAAATTTCCGTCTTTGTCTTTTGAAAACTTGCTCAAAACATCAACCGAAACCGAACCTAAAGATAACCTAATGGTTTTGTCTGTAAGTGTACCTTTTTGGTGTTGTAAACATAAGAGAGTAATAAATTGTCCTCTCTCTTCCATTGTTAAGTCAGCTACTCCATTTAGGAAGTCGCTGCTATAAAATAGGAATGCAGGGTCTTTTGCCATAAAAAAAAGAAGCCCCCAATAGAGTCGAGCTATCAGGGGCTATTATTTAACCACTAAACACATTATCGGCTCGACTTCCGCTAATGTATTTTTTATTTATGCTGCGAATATACACTAAATTTCTTTAAGTTCTAATTTTAAGCAAAGTTTTTTTAGCTTCGTTTTAAACCAGTCCTCAGTTTCTATTAGGTTGTTCGCTTGTTTTATGTTATGGATAGCAGTCGTATGGTCGCTTGTTCCTGTGTATTGGCTTATCTCCTTCAGGCTCAATTTGGTGTACCTTCTGAGTAAATAAGCAGCAGCCTTGCGACCAAACGTTGTTTTTAATGATCTATCCTTAATTAATACATCGCACTCAAACTCCTCGTCTACCAATTTAACAATAGTCCTTGCGCCAATGTCTAACCCTAAAGGCTCGTTATCTTCTATGCCTAACAACCCTAACTGCTGCATCATTTCGTGTAGCTGCAAATGGGTGTTACGTTGCGCAAAGTATAACTCCTTTAACTGTCTAATTGATATATCCTTTTTCTTATTCAGCATAATTAAAACGGCAATCCTTCCGTATCTTCTTTAGGTTTAAAATCATTTACATAAATCTTGTAATCGGGTTGCTTATCCTCGGTCTTGTAAGCGTTTACCCACATTGAATACTTAACATCATTAATTGTAAAATTAATTACTTCTCCTTTAGCGGTTGTCTTTTTCCAAGCACCTGCACTCCATTTTTTTTCTGTCATTTTATTTGTTTTTAATTGAATATTGAGCTACTAATTTACTTTGTTTTTTCGTACCAACGTTAATTAATTCCGTTTGTACTTTGTAGCCTTTGCGTTTTAATTCAAATACTACGGCTGCAAGTCGAAGGCTATTGTACTTCGTCAATGCTTGGATTGGTGTCAATGTTTTGCCCGTAAGCAAGTGGTTCAAGATGCGTTGTTTCTGTGTCATTGTTATTTATTTGGGTTAAAAAAACTGGTTTATCTAAAATGTTTTGATACTTATCTATAAACGCTAAAAGGTCTGCGTAAGCTTCTTCGTTATACCAAGCGTAATGGTAAACTTCTGCAAGTAATATTTGCCTTTCAAATGGTAGCAATTCTTTCATTAGCTTTTCTTTATTGTTTCTTTAATCTTGTTAAATTCTTCTAAAGTCTTAATGGCATTGATTTTCAGTGCAGCCTTTACCTTTTGATCTGGTGTGAACTTTGTCTTATCAAGTGCTTCAATTAAAAATGCTTTTTGTCCTTCGCTTACTTCGTCTTTATGCTCATTAGTAGCGTCTGCATCTTTAGTGTCATCTATTGCGAACAGTCCGTTAAGCGCATATTTACGAGCGTAGGAACTTGCTGCCCCTGTAATCTGCGAAGCGTCCATTCCCTTTTTGTTTTCTTCTTCACGAGCAAGACCCGTGCAGGTAATGTTATTTTCTCCGTTACTTAAACAAGCCGTAGCTTTTACATAAACTCTACCGCCCACTTCTATAACCTCATCGCTTAACATTAAAGCGTAGCCGTACTTATGACAAATAGGTTTTGCAGCTTCGATAATATCTTCTGCACTTCGGTACTTGTATTTAGCAAAAGCATTGAATTGATTTTTAGGTGCTTTTAATTCCTGTTGAATTTTAATTAGGCTCATTTGTTTCTGGTTTTGTTTCGTCAATAATATAATGTTCTAACACTTCGATAGTCGGCTCTTGTTTTTTTCTCATAGCTATAAATAACTCATAGGCTTGTGAGTAGTCCAACGATATAGTGTCTTTTTGGTAGCGACCATCTACTGTTGTATAATAGTAAACATCGCCTCTATGGTTAGTTTCTTTTACAAATTCAATCTTCATATAATTCGTTTTTTAAAAGTTCAAGTTCTGCATTGTGTTCTACCCAACGAGTAAACGTGTAATCGTCATCTTCGTAATCGTAGTTTTTAGGCAATAGAGCGGGGTCGTAAGGGTTTGTTGTACTCCTGCTCCCGTCAATTAATATGTTCCCGTATCGCTGATATTGGAACATTTGGTAAGTGGTTAAATGTGTCATATTGTGTTTTGTTTCAACAAAGATAACACAATACACAATACAAAGTGCAAAAGTCAAAAAAATATTTTTAATTGTACGCAAATACGTACAAAGTAAAGCTAAAACTTGACTAAAAATGTAATAAAGTAAAGGTATAACTTGACAAAGTCGGAAGTAAAATGCAGCCAAAAGTAGTAGTTTTACTACATTTTGTTGTACTAAAGTGAAACTTTATAGCAACTTCTGGAAGTAAAGTTTGTCGCTACCCCCATAAGAATACTCTGGTAAGTAAAGCTTGAACTTGCAATCTATAAGGTTATTAGCTGAAGGGAAGTTGTCGAGTGTTGTATAAGTAATAGCTATGTGGCAAAAAGTAGATGCAGCTTTTAACCTGGTTTTAATCATTCGTCTTTGTATGCCCTGCCCTCTATAATCTTTTCTAACCCACGCCCTGTTAAATATGCAAATGCCTTTTGAGTAAATAGAACCACAATAAGCTACTATCTCGCCTTGATCTAACATAACCCACCACTCCCGGTTGAACTGGAACTCGTCAGCGCAACCCTTAAAGTTTGGGTTGGTGTAATCTAATTCCCTTAGTTGTTCGTAGGTATCTCTATCTAAGATGTTGCCAAAGCTAAATATCTTTTTGAGGCGCATTGTGTATTTGTTCAAGTTTGGTTAAATAAAGTATTGCATCTTGCAGCTCTTCCTTTAGGTGCGTTATCCATTGACCGGTGTTTAGATCACTTCTGTCCATTGTAGTTCCGTACTTTGATTTCCCTACAAGTTCACGTCTACGCATATCTTCTATTACTAAGCTAAGTATTTTACTATCCATTTATTTGTCGGTTTTGCTATGTATCTTAAAACAAGTTTTGCACTTGTATTGTATTTTCTTTACACCAGTTGCGGTTGTTCTACGAAGTGAAATAATTAAGTCATCGCTTCCGCATTCAGGGCAAGAGCCTCGGTCTTGTCCAAAGATAACTCCGTAATGTGTTTTAGGTTCGATGTGGTTTTTAAGTGCGTTGAATACCTGCTCTAATAACACAACATCTTTTTGGCAGTACTTAATCATTTTAGCCATAGCCACTTTGTCCTTATGCAGAACGATGTCTTTCCATAAACTATATTCGGTCTTTATCTTAGTGCCAATGCCTAAGTAGTCAGCTATGTAATTAAGCTTGTTGCTATTAAATCTAAACTTAGACCTCGCTACCTTTAGCGTATCAATAGTTGTATATGAAGGGAACATTTCTATTCCGTGAAATAAGCACCTGGTTCTAACCCACGGCAAATCAAACTTGTCTCCATTATGTCCTACTAATTCCGAAGCGGTATTGGCTACCTCTACAAACTTTTGAAGCATCTTTTTGTCGCATTGTTTACTATCCCATTCCAAATGGTAAACTTCTTTTTCATCTTCCCACTTGTAGCAGATGCAAATGATAGCACGTTCTTTGATAATACTTTCGGTAGAGATGTTTAATTTGTAACCTGCACTCCAAAAGAAACCTATGTTGGGCGAAGATTCCAAATCGAAGTAGAGTCGTTTTCGTTTTGATTTTAGCATTGTTTATTTTTGGCTGAATTTATCTATTGTTGTAGTACCCATTGCAGCTATGCAAATAACCATTACGGCATCTACAAGTTTATCCGAAGGGGCAATCTCTTGATGCGTGAAGCTATTAGCTAATAAGGTAACACAGATAAATAAAGCCGATAGTAAAGCAATAACTCGCTTTGTAGACACGCTACCTCTTTCGTCTGATAATAAATTGGCTAACCATTTCATATTTTATATTTAAGGTGTGAAGTATAATTTTGACTCAGATGCTCTACGCTTTTCTAATCCTGCTAATACCTTGTTGTTCGCTCGTACCCACTTAGCAAACTCTAAAGCTATTGAAGGGTCGTTAGGGTTAGCGTTTACCTTCTTTAATAAAGTAGAACTCTTTAGGTTACCGATACCAGCGTTATAGGCAAAGCTTGTAAGCGCAGCGAACTGATTAGGTGTAACCGCACTCTTAACTAATGGAGCAACTTTGTCTGCAAACTCTTTAGCTATAATTTCAAATAACTCATTTGCTCGTTCTTGGGTAATCTTATCTCCTGGCTTTACAGGTCTGCCGTCTTCATAAAAAGTATTGCCAAAACCAAGAGTCCAATGCCCTGCGCTACATTGATAAGAAGTTAATTTACAACCTTCATAAAACTTTATGAGGTCTTTCCCTTTTTCGTTTAATTGCA